GGTTTAAGAACAATATTTCCCTCTAATCGAATTTCATTCTCATCACGAGAAGGAAATGAAAGTAAATCTTCTACTAATACTCCATATCCAGTAGGATTGAACTTAGTTGGTGAAGCTGGTGAATTACCTTTTGGTTTATTTAATTTATATGCCATTTTATTTTATTTTTTGTGATTAAACAATGAAAGAAAGTAACTGCCGAAACAGTTACTTATCTATTTTTTATCCGCGAGCAGTTTCGTACCACTTACCATTTGCAGAAATTAACTTCACATATTTAGTTGCATCTGCTAATTCTAATGCAGGATTAACAACAATGTTACCAGTCGTAGCAACAGTAACAACTGCAGCTCCACCATAAATTGTGATTTCTTTACCTTCAACTCCGTTGATTACTTCTGTAACTGTTAATACATCAGTACCAGCAAATTTGAATGTATCCGCTTGGTTAGCATCTAATACAGCAGTTGTGTAAGTTGCTTCGTTATCTACAACAGTTGGTGCAGCATCTGTACGCTCTAACTCTTTTAATTTACCATCAGGCATTACGTAAAGTGTTAATGTACCATCTGTTTTCAATTTGAAGTCAGAAGCTAATAACAAGTTTGCATTCTTTTTGATTGCAACAGTTGCAGAAGCTAACGACTTGTTACCCGTAATTCTTAAGATATGTCCTTTAGGTGCATCTTTAATTTCAGTAATATCATTCGTGAAATTATCTGCAATTGACATATTATCGTACTTGAATTTTAAAATACCTGTTTGATCGTCAAATACTGGAACTGTTACAGACTTATCAAATACCGGAACATCATTCGTCCAAACACGTTGAGCAATGTATTTATCAGGATGCGTAGTTGCTAATCCTAAACCAATCCTTTTTAAGCGAATACCTAAACGATAATCTGCAAAGAACCATGTATTACGTTTCTCGTGTCCTAATGTGAATTTTCCTTTTTCTGAAGGATCATACTCTAAAACTTCAACGTTTTGAGAGAACGTAATCGCTACAAAAGTTGTGTTCGTAAAATCGATTAATGGTTGGAAAATGATATTTGGATAATCAACTGGATGATTTTTTGCATATGCTTTTCGTCCTTCATCTTGCGATAATTTACGATCATATAAATCACCTGCACCGTCTTTGTACCATTTCAATACTTTTGGCGATAATTGAATTTCTAATCCTTCTTGCGCACGTACTTCATCTGGTAAAGATTCAATCATGAATTGAATTTTATCAAACGTGTTTTCAGGTGTTAATTCTCCTGTTACGAATGGATGATATTTAGCATCAACATCACGTCCTTTCCAGTAGTAATAACGTAAACCGTCTTGTGAATTAACCGCCATTCCTGGAACATCTCCACGAGGATCAATTGCTAAAATACCATTGATTTGAGCTTTACGATCGTCGATGCGTTGTTGTTCAATCAACTTCGATAAGATGAAGCCAATAAAAGACATTTTCCAAGGATGAGAACCATCTAAATTCACAACTTCACGAATCCACATAGTTTCGTATTGCTGTAATTGGTAACCATCAAATTCGATATCGATTTTCTTTGGGAAAACGTAACCCGCTTCAACAGAAATTAAGAATTTGTTTTTAGGAGCCCAGCCTTCTTTGCGTGCTTGAACAATTTCGCCCACTGAAATACCAGCTTCAGAAATTCTGTCAACAATACCAGATTGATACCCCCATTCTTTCGGTAAATCACCTTTGTCGAATAAAAACGATTCTAATACAGTTGGATTTTTACGGATAAAATGTTCCGCATCTTTTTCTAACAATGGAATTTCTTCCGCACCAAAAGTTGTAGCTTTTGTTGAACGGTCCATCATTCGCATATTCCATGCACGACCTTCGAAAGCGTCCCAAGTTTCATTCGAACTAAAAACGTGAGTTGCTGAGTGTGCAGGCAACATTGTTGCAGCTGCAACAGCTAATGAAGTTGTAGCTTTACGAATAAAACTTTGTGGTTTATCGCCTACAGATTCTTTTTTCATTGCTTCGTTTTCTGCTTTTAATTTTTTGATTTCAGATGTTGCAGTTACCTTTTTTTCTTCGGTAGTTGCTTCGATACCACTTTCTGTGTTTTCCTCAGAAAGATTTACATTTAATTCTTCCAAAACAGCATCTAATGCTTCTTGTTCTTTAGCATCAATAGTTGCAGATGCTAATTCAGCGTTCATATTATCGAATAATTTCTGAGCTTGTTCAGCCCCTAATTTTTCTTCGATTTTTGTACGTTGATCTTGTTCAAAATCAACCTTACCTTCTTTTACTGGGATTTCTTCTAAGCCTAAAAATGCCATAACATAAGCGGCTGAAGCTTTCATTTTATTCCAAATCATTGTCTAGAGAATTTTAAGAGTTATATTTTATTTCATTAATTATATTAATCATCTCGATTGCGTTTTCGATTGTTCCAATAGAATCAATCAAACCATATTTTAAAGAATCTTCAGCTCCGAATGTTCTTCCATTCAAAATACCTTCTACAGATTGATCAAGGTTTGGACGATTTTCGATTACAGCATTTTGAAATTTTTCTGCCATAGGATTCAAGTATTCAGATTTCAATAGTTTGTAATCGCCTTCTAATGCTTGTTCGAAAACTTTTCCTTTCCAGTCAGATTGGTCTGCGTAAACGACATGTTCGTCAACTCCTTGGTTTTCTAACATTTTTTTGTAACCATAAAAACTTGATACTACTCCGATAGAACCAAATCGTGCAGATATTGTATTTGAAGCCATTTTATGATCGCTAATAATATCTGTTGACCATTGACCAAGTGATAAAGCATTATCACATAAGGAAATCAAAGCTTTTTTCTTTTTAGATGCAAAGTCTATGAATGGATTTATAGATTGTACAGAACCTCCTGGAGTGTCTGTTTTTAGTATTATACCTTTAATTCTATCATCGTTGTTGTACATCTCTATTCTTCTCACGATGCTTTCGGCTCCCCAAGAAAAACAAGTATCGTACATTGTTACTGGACCAATTAATTCTACGACAGCGTACGTTTTTTCTTTCAAATTTTCAGGTGAAACTTTCTCACCATAATCATTTGCTAAATAGCTAATGGCTTCTGGTTTATCTCCTAATGCATTTACAGGAAGTTTACCTGCTAAGAATTGGTCAACTATTCCGAAATAGTTAATTGCAGAAAATGCATCAAAAGCCCAAAGTCCATTTCTAAGTTCGTTTAAAACCTTCATGTTGTAGTATTTGAAGGCAATTTATATCAGAAATGTAGTAGAGAAGCTGACACAAAAAAAGCACTCTTATTGAGTGCTTTTATCTTTGTTAAAAATTATTTTCTAATTCTTTCAATTCTTGGATCACAGCATCTGAAAAACCAAATGATAATTCGTGAACAATGTTAGGTAAATGTCCAAAAACAATACGGTTGTAAATAGGGTGTGATTTCTTTTTGTGCTTACCTGTTGCAGAATCTCTGGTTGACATATCTACAAATCGGTGAAGCTTAAGTATATCTAATTGCAACGTATCATTTGATACCGAAAACGAATTATCATAAAACGCACTGGTTGTAAAACCTCTTTGACGCATGGCTTTATTTTGCGCTTGTATCATTTCATTTCCTTGCTCCGATAATACTTTTTGAATGAATTGTTTTTTTAAGACATCATTTCCGTTACGTTCGCGTATCTCCAGTAGGTTCATTTGTTTTATTTTTTTCAAAAAATAAATTCCATAATTCATTATAGCTTTTATGCCACTCTTTTTGTGCTTCGATATTCTCGTCTGACCAATTATGTTTTTCTTTTAATTCTTTATATGAATCATCATCCCATCCAACTATAATGCCATATAAACAAGAAATCATTTTATCTTGACTACAATCTAAAGACGTAAATGAAAGAATTTCTCTCATTGCTTGTAATGGATTTGTAGGGGATTGAATTTCATCCCTTGTTTGCCATTTTAATTTATTTTCATTCATATTTTAACAATATTTATAATCCTTTTTCTTTTAAAGCTTTTAAATAATCTTCATATTGACTAGAACTAAGAACAATTGTTCTCCGTGCTTTATTTTTAGCAAATTCATCAATTGAATTTTCTTGTTTTACTGATTCATTATCGTTCTTTATATCTATTAAAATCCTAAGTATACCATCAGGTTTAATTTTTATATCGTTACTTGACATATAAATCATATTAGATTTTAAATTTTCTTTTATAAGCTTCTGCACGTAATTGAAATCGTCCTTTAGGTTTATGATTTGCAATTTCGTCTGGAGTTAACTCTCGTAACTGTACATTTGGAAAAACTGGTTTATTTAAATATTCTTTCTCATACATAATAGGATCGTACATTTTTAACCAACGCAAGTGTTGATTTAAAGAATCATTTAAATGATCTATTACAAAAAAATGTTTAGGAATAATAATCTCAGGATTGTAAGCATCTAAAATATGTGTTGAATTACCTCTAGCAGAATCGTAAGTTATTTGAGTTGGAATATTGAAATGTCCTCCTATTTGATAACTTTGTGCAAAGCTCCTTTTGATATCATCTGGAACCTTATTAAATTCACCTGATACAACTGTTGGTTTATTAAATTTAATCTTATGGAAAGACTTTCTATTTAATTTTTGTACATAAAAAACTGCTTTCAAAGAATTAAGTAATGCTTGAGACAAATCATTTGCTTTACATGCAGTTTCTCCTACTTTACGAAACTTTTTAAAAGTTTTTTTTATCTGACGATTTGATGGATATTGTTTTCTCATTTGCTAAAAGTTTTTATAAATATATAACAAAAAACGTATTTTAGAAAGTAAATGTTAACGAATAACCACTCATTTCTGATTGATGTCTTACAGGATCTATTTGTAAAGTCCCTGCTTTGATGCTACTCATTAATCCGCAAAATTCCTCTCGCTCATAAAAATCATTTGTCATCTTATCAATTAATTTCTTCATTGTATCCATTGTTCGGAAGAAAACAGACATTTCCTCAAAATTATTTTCGATTGTTCGAATATCAAACTTTTCTAAGACTAAAAATTGCGTAAAATTATTATAATCTAAATCATCAAAACTGGTTGAACCATTAGAACTGTGAGAAGGTAGAACAATAATTAATACGTGATTTTCTTCGTTTGTCAAATCTTTCAATGATTCGACTAATTTATCTGGACCATCTACCATTCGAAAATGATTGATCCCAATATTAGAAGCTTTAATCTCTAATCCAAATTCGTATAAATGTTTTAAATCAATCATCTTATTTTGTTTTTTCAGATTTTGTTTTTTCGTCTAAATAATTTTTCTTCATCTCATACATTCTCAGCATAATTTCGCCTAAAGGAACTTGACGTACTTTTTCGTAATCGCCAAACTCACCAGATTGTGCAATTGTATGAGCTGTGGAACGAATACCCACGCTTGGAATAGAGGATTTGAAATCGGAATCATTATCAAATATGATAGATAAATCAATCTCATTACCTGCAATATCCACGCTCGCAGAATTAAGGTAATTCATAAATGATGTGAAAAATAAATATACACCATACTGAATTCCTTTGTCGATATACTTGAAATGCTTTGTTCGCTTTTCTAAGAATTCACTTATCTTTTTGGTTGGATAATCTTCATTTTTTCTCAAAAATAAAATAGCCAATAAACGTGTAAACGTTTCTTCTGAATATTCTTGATGATGCTCTAAGATTAATTCTGTTGCATCTATCCATTGACCAAATGAAATGTGATTTAATGGATCAGTTGGTCCATAATATTTGGTTTTAAAATATTCGAATGATTCTATTTTAGGCATTAAATAATCGATGTTTAATCGATAGATTTTATTTTCTTCGTCAATCTCAAAGAAATTATTGACTAACTCAGATAAGTAGGCAATGTTTGCCCAAAAATCTTCGTCTTTGCTTTTGTGTGCTTTCTTATCGATATCTAATAATTCGAAAACAGTCAATGTTTTGAATTGTTCTAATGATATTTTACCTGTTTGTTGCGCATACGCAAAACGTGCAATACTGATGAATTCTTTTTCGTTGCATTCTTCTAAATGCTCTGGGAAATATTTATAAATATTTATTCCTGGAAAATGAATGGTAATCATATTGAAAATATTTTTGAGTTTGGATCAATATCAATTAACGATTTGATGTCAATTGTTTCAGTACTTTCTACAACTTCTGGAGCAACCAGTTTTTCGATGTCTAAAAGAATTGATTGATAATCGTTCTCAAATAGTTTTGCTACTACTCCGATTTCTTGTTTTGCAGGAACTTGCATTTTTGAAGCTACATAGTTTTGTAAAATACCTTCTGGAAATAATGTTGCAGACATTCGCAACACTCCCCAACTCATCGCATAATATGCACATGCAGCCTTTATTTTTGAAAGTAACACAAGGTTTGGAACTGTTTCGCCAGC